GTTGTCTCCATTGCGTCGTGTAAACGTATTACTTAGCGTAGTCGTTATTTTGTCTATGTGGGCTTGTGGTATGTTTCTTTTTATTAGATATATAGTCTATGCAAGAGTCTTTCTAGTCATTGTGAAGTATTATCAGTTGCAGATTGTTTCGGACATCTACCATAAGACTGGTGTTGACTTAGCATTAAAGCTCTGGGAGCTTCCTTGGCTGGGTGCATTTGTTAGTACGTGGTTGTTTGAAACTCCGTTTTCTCTAGAGTACTACTCTGGTTTAGTTCAGTTAAAAATGACCAATGAAGGTTATCAACTACTAGTTGATGAAGATGTACATGAGAATTACGTCTGCTGCTTTTGCGGTGTTCCCGGCCATGTCTACAAACCCACTTCTACCGGGTGCGTCTCAGCTTTCGACGAAAGCACATCATCAGTTCGGGCAGCCATGTCGAAAAAGCGCATCTATGTCCCTGCACAAATGTCAGTTCCTACAATGCCGAATGACCCAACTCTCATTGAGGAAAGGGCCATGGCTAAACAAGTTAGGGAGCTAGAGGACATTGTTAAGGCTAAGGATGCTCTCAACCAAGATATGCGTACTAGTCTTAACTGCAGGGATTCGCTCATGCAAATCGACCGTTCTGCTCGCCAGGCCACCCATGATTTGTTGTCAGTTACTAATCGTACCCTTACGAACCGTGCTGCAGATGCTGCTAGGCTACAAGGTACGTACCGCAATGAGATTCAGTCTGTGACTAGCAAATTGCAAGAGTATGTTATGACTATTAGTAACCTTCAAACGACTGTTGATATCCAGGCAAAGCAAATTCAAGCCATGCAACAACTCCAGGGTACAGCTACCGGACAAGCTATTCAACCAACCGTTGCAACTGTTGCAGACAACACTTCTCAACCTGACCAAACATCTGCCGCCCAAGCACCCTCAGCAGCGGCAGCAACAAGTTCGGTTGTATCAGGAGATGAGGATGTGTTTTCCTTCAAGTCTGTTGCACCGAGGAATTTCACTGTTAAAGCAGATGTGCATGCGCCCTCTAAAGGTCTTGACAGCGTAACATTGGTTACAGGGTCAACCTTCTCTAGTGCCGGTCCTGGTGTTTCTAACACCAACCAACAACCTACCACCACACCAGCTACCAGTTTTGTTGATGCGCTTAATTCTGTTCCCTCAGCAGCGTCCAGCGATTCTGGTTCAGTGGGTTCTATGGTGGCACTGCCGGTTCCTAGTTTGTCCCCTGCTGAATGTGGTACGTTGATTGAGTATGGAATTAGTCTCAATGTCCCACTAAGTGAACTGATTACTAGTGCTGTCAACGGTTATGTTCAAGCGATGTGTGACCTCTGTGCAGTACTCGAGTACGCTAACACACACAATTGTAAGAGCCACAAGTGGTTTACTACGGTTAGCGGTATTCTCAACCAAATTGGCAAATTGTCGCCAAAAGGTCAACGAGTACATTGGTACCTAGCTATTATTAGAGAAATAGCTGTGTACTTCTACACCACTGCACCAAAGGCATACCAAGAAAGGCACTCTCAAATCAGGGCACTAGTAGGTAGAGTTAAGCAGGCTAAGATTAAGGCTGGGGAAATTATTGATCTCACATTCCCTACACTGGTTTCACTTGAATCACTGTTCCAGCTAAATGCAGACCATACCAATTATGTGCCAGACAATGCATTCAAAACTTGGTATTACACGACGGATCCAGTGGTTGTTGGGTTTCCAGTGGTAACTGTTGACTCTGCTCTCACAATCAACCAGATTAAAGGCCTCTTTGGAAAGTGTGTTGTCTTTGAAGGTCAATACTCACATCTTATCACACTTGTTTGTGATAACTTCTCACACACACCTTATGCTGACGCTAAGGCTGCGGTTATTGACGCCGCTAACAACAAGGACAATGAGAAGTATGACAACTTGCTTTCCTACAGCATCCCAGAACATGGTTCTCCTACCAGTTTTAGGGAGCCACCAGGTATAACAACATTGGCGGAGTCATTAGCAACAAAAGTTGCTGTAGAGAAAGTTGCTGTTGCTACTGGTGTCATTCCAAAGGCTCCTCCACCCATGCCAAACCCAAAGCCACAGAAGAACTATGTCAGTAAGGAGGCACACAAACAGAACCGCCAAAAGCCATTGACGTTTACCAGTAAGGCTTACGTCTCAGTGTTATTCATTTTTGGTTTAGCTTTTGGTGGGTGCTGTGGTGCTGATGTTAAGAACGTGTACCTTGAAATGCCCTCATTTCTCTCAGAATATGGGTATCAGATAACCAATTTCAGTGGTATTGTCAATTGTTTGGCTGCAGGGACTCCGGTTAACATCTGGACTAAGGTGCAATTTGACGGTTTGGAAGACTTGGCAACATACCATGCTGATGAGGTCGGTACCACATTGGATGTCAACAACTATCAGCAGATTAAAGGTGTCGGTTTGTTCAACGATCCGGGGTTAACAGCTAGTGCAAAGATAAACAAGATGAACCTTTGGGTGTATAAATACATCTACTCGAAGGGCAACATACGTCTTCCATGCACATTTAAATTGGAACCTTTTGAGGTTTCAGTCTTTGACCCCGTGGTTGCCGCCGCCGCCAATGATGCTGCAGGGAGGCAACGAGGAAATGGATTGCCAGGTGTTTCCGCTGATTCACCAACTACTGAAAGTGTCACGTCACCTACGAGCTGTGGGCAGAGCGCTGAAACCTATGGTGAAGGTTATTATCAGCCAGTCTGTTATCGTTCAGACGATTCTTCTGCTGCTAGAGTAGGTTCAACGTACGAAGAGGCAGTTTATGGGGCAGGCAAGCTTATTCTACTTAGGGATGAAGTTCCGCCCTCTCTTAATGCTGCCAATTACCCACCCGTAAAAAAGGTGATGTCAGACGATCATGTTTTGGCTTCTGTCGGCAACATTGAGGTTGCTGTTTCGGGTGTGCGACTTTCACTTTACCATCTGTTGTCGACAGTTTATGT